GCCCGCCTCCACGAGAGCCGGCAGAAGGGTGCTTATTACGAGTTTGACTTGGCGTTCGTGGAGGCGGGCGAAGCCCCGCGCGCGGTTGCCGAGGATACCCAGGCGCTGCTGCAACAGGCCACCGCCAAGTTTGATATCACCACGGTGAGCTCGTTCAAGAAGTTATTCCAGTACACCGGTGCTGCCGGCATCGGTGGCCGCCAAGGCCTGACGCCGGGACCGGCCGCGATCCGCCGCTTCTCCGGACCGGGCGCAATCCGTGAGGAGGGTTAGCGATGACTGACCCAGTCCTCACTCCGCCGGAACCGCCGGGCGGGATCATCAATTCTGATTTGCAAGTCCGCTACAATGTTCGGCTGATGAATGCGGAGATCGCCGCCATCATTCAGCGGATGACCGAAAAGCTCATCAGCTTTACTGCTACCAACAAAGGCCGCGAAGGCTCGGACTTGCGCACCCGCGTTGGCGATCTCAACGCCCATGTGGCGGCCTCGGTTAAGGATAGCACGCTGCCGGACCGGATGCTGGCCTGCTTCAATGCTGCCGTCGAGGCTGGGATCACGGTAACGCAGCTCGACCCGGTACTCGACCAGCTGCGCTCCGAAGACCCGGAAACGCTGGGCGCGTTATGGACGGCGCAGTCCGGCATCTTCTATGCGCTCTCGTCGCAATGCAAGATCATTGCTGTCACCACCTTCGAAAGCCGCGACGACATCGAGGCTATGCAGGACCGGATGAAGACCAGCTTCGACCTAGCCAAGGACATGGCTGCGGACGATGCCGACAATCTGGTTTATCAGGACTTGGTTAACCTAGCCGCGACACTGGCACGCTTCCTCGCCCAGACCTCGATGCCGCTGCCAAGCATTCTTTGGTACTACCTCAGCCCGATGCCGGCACTGGCGACTTCCTATCGCATCTATTCCGATGCCTCGCGCTACGACGAGATCGTGGCCGACAACAAGATCGTGCACCCGGCCTTCTGCCGAGGGACCATTCGCGCGCTAAGTAAGGCTTCCATCTGATGGTCGATATCCTTCTCAAGGGGATGAACTCCCTAACCGAGATGAAGCAGCAGGGTGCGCTGCCCGGCACCCTGACAGACTGGCTGCAATCACCGCAAGGCCTGAGCGAGGAAGAGGAGCTAGCCACCGCAGTTAGGGTGGCGCTCCTGACCGACGCACTCGCCTCCGAGACCGACACCCTGCCGGATCCGGACAGCACCGACCGGCGCGGCTGGTGGGGCGACCTCGACGCCGAGGAGATTTGGAACGGCTGGCCGATCGGCTGCAAGAATTGGTTGCTGATGCGAGTAGGCATTACCGATGCCAACTCGATCGAAGGCTCTACCGTCATGCGCTGTGAGCAGTACACGCGCGAGGCGCTGCGACCTTTCATCATTCGCGGCATCGCTACTGCAGTTGATGTCAAAGCTGCACGCGTTGGCCGCCAAGAGATTGATGTGTTTGTGACGATGTACCGCGGGCCTAAGCAAGCCATCCAGATGCAATTCGCGTATCTCTGGGATCAAGTGGTGACCATCTAATGCCATGGAACACGCCCACCTTAAAGCAAACCCGCGTCCTAGTCCGCGACGAGGTAACGTCGGCGTTGTCCGGTGCCATCCTGATTGGCAACAACGTCCTGCGCGTGATGTCCGATACGCAGGCCGGGCTTTGCCATCTGGTGCTGCGCTTCATCGAGTGGGTGTCGCGCATGCTGATGCCCGACACCGCCGAGAGCGAATGGCTCGACCGCCATGGAGACATCTGGCTAGTCAATGCCGATGGCACGGTAGGACGCAAGGTCGCCACGCTAGCGCAGGGGACCGTCAACGCTACCGCAACCCGGTTCGGCGCGGTCATCCCGGTGGGAGCTCGACTGCTATTCAGCGAGCAGGAATTTGAGGTGTTGGAGCAAGTCACGATTTACGATAGCGCGCCAACTCCGGTCACCGTCCGGGCGCTGGACCCAGGCTCGGCCGGTAACCTGCCCGCCGGTACTAATCTGAACTTTATCAACCCGCCGTTTGGCGTCGATGCCTCCACCGAGGTCCTCCTGCTCGAGGGCGGAACGGAAACCGAGAGCGACGACAACCTGCGCATTCGGGTTCTGGAGCGCATCCGGCAACCGCCGCAAGGTGGTGCAGCCCATGACTATGTGCGCTGGGCGAAAGCCGTGCCCGGAGTTACCCGGGCATGGTGCGCGCCAAACGAGATGGGAATGGGCACGGTCACCGTCCGCGTTCTGCTCGACGACCTACGCGCCGATGACGATGGCTGGCCGACCGAGCAGGACTTGCAGCGGGACACCGCCTACATCGACACCGTGCGCCCGGTTGCGGTCAAGGACTTCTGGGTGCTCGCTCCGGTCAAGCATACGATTGATGTGTTTATCCGCGACCTGCAGCCGGACACTCCCGATGTCCGCGCCGCCATCGAGCAGTCCTTGCACGACTTGCTGTTTGCGCTCGCCGCTCCCGGCCAGACGATCTTCGCGGCCTGGAAGTACACCGCGGTTATGAATGCGCCCGGGGTCGTTTCGTTCAGCCTCGTGACTACCACCGACGACGTAATGGAGAGCATGGGCCATATGGCAGTGCTTGGCGATATCGTCTATGTCAGCTGATCCGAATAATCCGCTTATCCCACGCGACCGGCATATGCGCCGGTCGGGCTTGGATTATCTGTCCGCATTTATCAGCCTGCTGCCGTGGGGCATTGCGTGGCCACGCGATAGTGAAGGCGTCGCCTACTACGTCAAGAAAGGTCTCAACAACTTTTGGGGCTATGTAGACGGGCGCGCCGCCGACCTGCTGGAACGCGAGAGCGACCCGCGCAAGACCATCGAGCTGCTACCGGATTGGGAGCGGGCTTGGGGCCTGCCTGATCCTTGCTTTCCCAAGGCCACCACGATCGCCGAGCGCCAGAAGATGCTCGTGCTTTACATGACTTGGATGGGCGGCCAGTCGCGCAAATACTTCACCGACTTGATGGCTTATCTCGGCTTCACGATCGAGATCAAAGAGTGGGCGCCATTCATGGCTGGCGTCAGTCAAGCGGGCGAGACCCGTCCGCTCAAGGCTGACGGAACCCTCGACACTAGCAAGAATTTTCGCTGGTACATAGGTCCGCCGGAAATGCGCTTTGCCTGGTCGGCAAACGTCGGCCAAGTCTCGGTGTCTTGGTTCCGGGCCGCCAGCGGTCAAGCCGGAATTGATCCACACCTGCGCATGGGCGTTCCCGAAGATTTGCAGTGCCTGCTCAATCGCTGGAAGCCCGCGCATACTGTGTTGGTGTTTGACTTCTCGCAATCTCCCGCGACTACCGATCCGATGTACGGAACGCCATAGAGGATAGCCATGGAATATCAACAGCCATTCGGCGTAGCTAACACCGACGCTTCGTACATCAACGGCGATCCAACTATTAGTCGCGCGGGTTCGATCCCGCCTGCAGAGGTGTTTGAATTTCCGCAGCGGGAGCTGATAAACATCATCACCAAGAATTTCATCACGCCCAGTGATGCCGACTTGCTGCAGGCGATGAAGGCCATCCGTTCGCAGCGTGCCAACTACGTGCAGGATACTGGCTCGGTCAATACGCTTTCGGTGGCGCTCGATCCCCCGCTCACCGCCTACACCGTTGGCTTGCCGATCAAGGTAAAGGTCGCCAATACCTGCACCGGCGCTTCCACTATTGATGCCGGCGCCGGCCGGGTCGCGATCAAGCTAATGAATGGCGGCGGCACCGCCGCCGGCGATCTGCCAGCTGGTGGCGTGTGCGAGCTCGTTTATGACGGCTCGGCTTTCCAGCTGGTCAACTTTCTAGGGAGCGGCGGTGGTGCCGGTACTGGCACCGAGTTCCTAATCAAAATCCCGTACACCGTCGATAGCTCGGCTACCCCCAATATCGTCATTGCCAATTTCTCTCCCGCTATTACCACCCTGACTGCCGGCGATCCTCTGCTCGTCAAGATTGCCAACACCTGCACCGGCGCCAGCGTCCTGCGTGTCAACGGTCTGGCCGACAAGGCCATCCGCGCCAATGGCGGCGGTACCAGTCCCCTGCTGCAAGGCGACCTCGCGGTCGGCGACGTGGTGTTGTTCCTCTACGACGGTACTAACTTCTGGATCCAGCCCAACCCGATCATCTCGGCCAATACCACGCTCTCAGTTCCTAGCGCCTACGCCACCGTGGATGCAGCCTTGCTGGCGATCCGCCGCAAGACCATCGCGCAGAATGCCACCTTGACGGTGCAGATTGCGACCAGCGTGATTGCGCCTTTCTCGGTCAATCACGCCAACGCCGATCGCATTATTATCAAAGGCACGATGCTTACTGCCGGCAATTTGACTTCCGGCAACTTCGCTCAGACCGGCAGCAGTTCCGGCGCGCGGGCCGCCGACTCGGCTAACAACATTGCCATGCTGCGCACCAAGTTCGGCACCGAGGTTCAGGTTCCCGGCAATCCCGCCTTTACCGCCGGCATCGAGAATGTCGGACCGGGCACTCCTACCATCCAAGATATTTTGGTCACCGGTCCAAACGCCTATAGCGGTGATGCAGTTGCGAGATGGATTGGTGTGACGGTTCGCAATAATCGTTTGATCAAAACATTCAATGTTAGCTGCTGGGGACTAGACTGCGGATATTATGGCGGCGGAACGATTATCGGGAGCTACACCCACGCATCCGGTTGCTTCCGTTACGGTGCGCTCGCGACTACTGGTGCCGTCTTCGCTTTTGACCACAGCGGAATGTTCGGCGGCTCGCTTAATGGTTTCTACTGCAACCAAAATTCCTGGCTTGGCTGCGATCATGGTTGGTCGAACTTCAATGGCAACGTTGGGATCGGCTGTAGCGATGCTGCCCAAGCAACTTCGTTGACTAGCCAACATAGCGGCAATGTGAGCGCTGACGTTGCAGCTGGGCCTTTGAGCTACATGCTCGTACTCGACTCGACTGCTGGTGGCGGGTTCAGCACCTCTTCGCCTACCGCCAACGGACCGATGAGCGCCTTTGGCGCGGTGGTTGTCAGCGCATAAGGAGGCTACCAAGTGGCACAAGCATACGTCCTCCGCAACGATCTAGTGATTGAGGATGCGCAAAATCCGGTGCGCGTCCGTTCGGTCTACAATGATCCGACCTTGCCAATTGAATATGGCGGGCCGGACTGCACCGCGATCTGGGTTGATACCAAATACATCCATCAGGATCGCGCCGCCTTCCGCACTTTGCTGACGTCCAATTGGCGAGAAGACTACAAGTCAGTGTTGCAGCAAGAGGCATCTCGCCGCATCAACCTAGTCTTCCCGGAATTCAAGCAACGCAACTACACCGCGCAATATCAAAGCTACATAACGCAATACGGCGCCGATGCGAATGTTTGGCCACAAGACGCCAAGGACTTCAAAGGCGAATATGATCGGGCCTGGAAGTACGTCAATGACGTGCGCACGGCTTCTAACGCATGGACGGCAATGCCGACCGATCCCACTGCCGACAATATCTGGCCTCCGACCATCACGCCTATCAAGTAAGGCCGCCTTCCATGCCCGCAACCAACTTGCTAGCCATGCCGCTCGTCGAGCTGGTTGTCGATACCGGCACCAACGAGGATTGGGTTGACTCTATCAAGTACCTCGTCGGCGATGGCGGCTCGCCGGAAACTTTCGTACAGCTAGACATTCGCGGCATTTCATTCGAGATGGAAGTGCGGCGGGCCCCTCCTAATCACGAGGTCATCATCAGCGCCAGCAGCGCCAACGGAATGTTGGTGACCGGGACTGCGCCAGACTACGGCTACCTGCTGATCAATATTCCCAATTCCGAAATGAAAAATCAGACGCCGAGCACCGGCTATGTCGCGGATATTGTCGGCACCGATGCTGAACACAGACGCCGGGTGGTTACGATCTCGTTGACGATTAGCGAAGGGATTACCCGGTGACCATCCTCAGCATCTCGGTTGTCGATCGCGGCCCGGTCATCGCCCCGACCGGCGATCATGTTCCTACTGCGATTGCGGTGGCAGCGCCTTATGGTGCCTCCGGTCCGCGCGCTGCCGGTACCAGCCTGACCTCGAATTTGATTGTCGATAATATCGCCAAGACCTTTACGATGGTGGAGTACGGCCTCAGCTTCATTGCGGGGCAGCGAGTGCGGGCGACCTCGATTGGCACGCCCGGCACCTGGATGGAAGGAGTAGTCCAGAGTTTCGACGGCACCGATGTGACCGTCCTGATGGATCTCAAGAGCGGGTCTGGAACGCACGCCGACTGGACGATCGCAGTCACCGGCCAGCCGGGGACGCAAGGTGCGCAAGGCCCGCAAGGCAATCCCGGCACGCCCGGTGGTCCCCCCGGTCCAGTGGGGCCTGCTGGTCCAACCGGTCCGGCTGGCCCGCCCGGACCGGTGGGAGCTGCCAGCACAGTCCCGGGACCGCAAGGCGCAACTGGACCAGCCGGTCCGACCGGACCAACGGGCGATCCCGGTCCGGCCGGGCCGCAAGGTATTGTCGAGGAAGCGCCGAGTGATGGCGATGTCTATGGCCGGGTCGTTACTTCCGGCAGTCCCGCGACTGCAGGTTGGATCAGCGTCACCGACAACTTCCAGCCGCTCGATGCCGACCTAACCGCGATTGCCGGACTGACCAGCGCGGCCGATCGGTTCGCCTACTACACTGGTGCAGGGACGGCTGCGCTCGCCATCCTGACGCCGGCGGCCAGGACCGTTCTCGATGATCTAACTACCTCCGATATGCGGACGACCTTGGGAGCGCAGCCGGTCGATGCCGAGCTAACTGCGATTGCCGGACTGACGAGCGCGGCTGATGCGGCTCCCTACTTCACCGGCTCCGGCACCGCCGCAGTTATGACGGTAACCGCGGCGGCGCGGACGGTCCTCGACGACACTACCGTAGGAGCTATGCTGACGACGTTGGGTGGGCAACCGCTTGATGGCGAACTTACTGCGATTGCGGGATTGACGAGCGCCGCCGACCAAGTGCCCTACTTCACTGGTTCCGGCACTGCGGCGCTGATGACTATTACGGCGGCGGCGCGCACCGTCCTTGACGACACTACCGTAGGAGCGATGCTCGCCACTTTAGGTGGCCAGCCACTCGATGGCGAGCTCACGGCTATCGCGGGACTTACCAGTGCCGCCGATGCCGCTCCTTACTTCACCGGCTCAGGTACAGCCTCGGTGATGACAGTCACGGCGGCGGCGCGCACCGTGCTTGATGATACGACTGTCGGGGCGATGCTGACGACGTTGGGTGGGCAACCGCTCGATGGTGATCTGACTTCACTCGCCGCGGCGAGTGCCACCAACGCGATTTATTATCGGAGTGCAGCAAACACTTGGAGCACGGTCACTGTCAGCACTGGCTTGGATTTTACTGCCGGCGTTCTGACTTCGACCTCGAGTGGCGGCAACGTCAGCAATTCCGGCACGCCCACGACCGGGCAATACGCCAAGTGGGTGACGGCAACTACCGTTCAAGGGGTCTCTACTGCTACCGTATTGAGCGACATTGGCGCAGCGCCTCTCGCCTCGCCGACGTTTACTGGTGACCCACAGGCACCGACACCCGCGACCACCGACAACGACACGTCGATTGCGACCACTGCCTTTGTCAAAACGGCGCTTATGACTCCACCGCAAGGCCGTCTGACATTGCAGAGTGCCGTGGCGGTGATGATCACGACGCAAGCGGCAAAAACAACAATCTACTACACACCGTGTGTCGGCAACAAGCTACCGATATACGATGGCACTAACATGGTGATGACGACATTCAGCGAGTTGAGTGTTGCCACCACCGACACGACGAAATCGCCCGCCGCTATCGGTGTGTTCAAGGTCAATGACTGGTTCGTGTGGAATGATGCGGGCACCATACGAGTGGGTCACGGTCCCGATTGGACCAGTGATACAACCCGTTCTGCCGGTACGGCGTTGGTTCTCGTCAATGGCATTTGGCTCAACAACGCTGCGATCACCAATGGACCGGCAGCGAGCCGGGGAACGTATGTAGGTACAACGCTGTCCAATGGGAGTTCACAACTCGATTGGATATTTGGGGCATCTAATACCGCAGGATTTTTAGGTCTTTGGAATTGCTACAATCGGCGGCGGGTTGGTTCGCTTATGCGCGAACCAGCTGATAGCTGGACCTATGCGACGGCGGCTTGGCGTGCATACAACAACAACTCACTTGCTGGCCACAAGTTTGTTTGTGGTTTAGCGGAAGATGCATTTATTTCACGCTTTCATGGCATTGTTTCTGGTACTAATGGCGGTGCGATCGGGATCGGTTATGATTTAACAAGTGCCTTTTCCGGTACGACTGCCGAAGCAAATCAGGCAACGTTCTGTCCTCTGATTGCTGAATTTTCGACGACTGCTCTGGGTGTGCATACTTTTCTTGCAATTGAGTATGCCGCAACCGGCTCGACGGTCACATTTTATGGCGATGCTGGGGATGCTTACCACCAATCTGGTATTTATTTTGACGGGTGGATGTGATGGATGCTGGAACACTAAGTGATGCAATTTCGGAAGTATCGCCCGTTGCCAGTGTGTCGGTCGGCAAGGGTGATGATCGTTCGACTTGGACTTGGGTGCCGGGAGAGAGCGCCACGCAGCCGCAGATTGACGCTGGTAACAACGTCATTGCGACTATTCCGATTACCACCAAGAGCAAATCACTTTCCTCGACTGATTTAGCTGGGCGCTTTACTAATGCTGAGTATCGAGCCGCGACTGCGGCCGCGTGGCGTGGTGTAGCAGGCAACGCCAAGAATTGGGATGTCGTTTTTCTCGACCACTCGGTTGATCTGAATAAAAAGAAAGTGACGACGCTGAAAACTTCGCTCGTCACCGATGCCATTTTGACACAAGTGCGTGCTGATGAAATCTTTAGTTAAAAGGAACCAGCAAAATGTATTATCTCAAAGACCATACCCGCATCTGGATCGACAACGTACACGGCAATGACGAGAACGACTCTTGCTTCACGCGCGAGACTGCCTTGCGCACACCGCAGGCTGCCGTCAACCGTGTCATCCAGGAGTTCCATCTCAACAATTTCGGCATTGAGTTTTTCTATTGCTGGAACGATGACGCCCACGGCGTTCCTATTCCCTACCCCGGAGTGATCTTTGCTTATCCGTTTCTCGGCTCGGGACACGACTACGCCATCGCGGTCCGGGGCGAGGTCGATGCCAACGGCTCGGTGCGTGTGCTGATTGAGAACGGGACTGACGGCTGCATCCACTCCGCCGAAGGCGCGCAGCCATACGTCTACGACATCGCGGGCCGCAGCTTTAATGCCGGCGTCCCGATCTTCAAGGCCGCATATAACGGCAAGCTGTTCCTTTACAATGTCGTGATGTACGACTGCGGCGGCTCGATGATCGAGGCCGGTCCGCGCAAGGGCGAGATCGACATCAACGGACCGTGGTGGATTTACAACACCAATCCCGATCCCAATCACAGCATCGGGGCTGGACTGCTGAATTCCGTAGATCGCAGTTCGATCATGTCGGCTCCCAACGCCACCTGCAACTTGAACGGCAACCCCAAGTATTGGTACGGCGTGATGAACTTGAGCAATCGCGGGCAGATGGAAATTAGAAACCAGTTTGTCGGCGGGGCACGCGGTCGCCATTGGACCAACCAGAGCGATGGCATGTTCCTGACCGGGCACGGCAACGCGGTGAGGCCAGGCGAACCGTTGGTATCTTGGCTGCAGGCGGCTGCTGGCCTGGACGCCTACTTCCCCGGCGATCAGCCGGGCGCATCCCTCGACGGCGGCATGTGGCCGTTGCTGTGATTGTGACCGTCCGCGAAGAGATCGAAGCCGAGCTCGAGCGACAGGGCGAGCGCTGGTCGGACATAATCGCAATATCAATCGGCGGCATCAACGACATCCTCGACCGCAAGCTCGGCAAGAGCGATCTCAATCGCAAAGACCAAGTGCCCTACTTCGAAATCTGGACCGAGCGCCGGGTCTACTTTGCCGCTTATGATGAAGGTTATTTCCTTGGTGTACAGAGCGTGCACCGCAATCCACCCAATGGACTTGCCTCGAAATGAGCTGCCGCTACTGCGATGAAATGCGCCAGCGCGCGATCGCGGCTTGGCAGCAGGTAATGCAATTCCGCAAGGAGCTCGCTAATGGTAATCCCGGCATCCAAGACCCTCGCCGTCCCGGAATGGCTTATGGTGATGCGCGCCATGACCGGAACCTTGGAGGCGCCGGGCAGTGCCGACAATCCGAAAATCTTGGCGATGGCGACAAAGATTGCCGAGGCTTACCCGGAGATGAAAAGCTACTGTGATTTATATAAGCATGACGAGACGCCGTGGTGCGGATTGACGATGGCTTACTGCATGACGATGGCCGGCATCCGGCCGGTATTTGGTCCGACCGACACCGACAAATTTCTGTGGGCGCAGGCGTGGGACGATCCCTCTTTCGGCACCATCATCAACGAGCCGGTGCTCGGTTGCGTAGTGGTGATGAAGCGCAGCGGCGGTGGCCACGTTACCCTGTACGAGAGCACGAGTGGCTCAAACTACATTTGCCGTGGCGGCAATCAAGGGGACTCGATTAACGCCAGCAGCTACCCGAAGAGCAACGTCATTGCTTTGGTCTGGCCGAAGGAAGCCGCCCATATCCTGCCGCCGCAACCCCGTCGCGAGCTTTCGAAAGGCATGACTGGACCGGACGTTAGCTTGCTGCAAGTCTCGCTCGGCATTCCGGCCGATGGTGACTTTGGTGCCATCACCGAAGCCCAGGCCAAGAGCTTCCAAGCCGCCGCTAAGCTCGGCGCTGACGGCATCGTCGGCGATGCTACTTGGGCCGAGCTCGACAGCCTCGATACCCGCAAGAAGGCCGGGAATGATGGCCTGCCGAACCCGGCGGTGTACGACGCCATCAGCAATGCCGTTGGCGCTTCCCCGCTCATCAACTACAGCTGGCCGGACCGGGGCAAAGCGCCGCGCGCCTACCTCGACGGGATGGCGCTAACCTTTGCGCTCGCCTGCGTCGATCTCGAGCGTGGTCTAGTTCGCGTCCAGGAGATGTCGCAAGCCGAGCAAGCCGACGACCAGACCGATGCGCTCACTTGGTACAAGTCCAAGTTTGCCGCCCATGGCATGACCAATACCAAGCCGGGCTACGACACACTGCGGCATTTGTTTGTGATGATGATCGGCCTGGGGATGCGGGAGTCGTCCGGCAAGTATTACGAAGGCCGGGATATGAGCGCGACCAACACCACCGCGGAAACTTGTGAAGCTGGCCTTTTCCAGACCAGCTGGAATATCCGCTCGTGCAGCCCCAACATCGCACCGCTGCTGACCGAGTATTGGAATGATCCAAACGGTTTCCTGCCGTGGTTCCAGAAGGGCCTGAGCCCGACGGCGAATGGACTGGGGAGCTATGGAACTGGCGATGGAGCGCGCTATCAATTCCTCGCCAAGTACTCCCCCGCCTTCCACGCCCTGGTCACCGCGATTGGAATGCGCAAGCTGCGCAAGCATTGGGGCCCGATCAATCGGAATGAAGTCACCATCAACCCGGATGCGGACGTACTGCTTAAGAAGGTGCAGGACATAATTCAAGCGCCCGGGCCCGCGCCGGAACCGGAACCGGAGCCGGGGCCGGAGATGGCTACCGTCGATATTTTGACCACCGGCAAAGTCATCGTGACCATCAACGGCGTTACTTATGGACCTGTAGCCTAGAGTGGTCTAATGAACCCGCCGCCTCCAACGGATGATGATGATGATGATCGCGGCGACTTCCGCGATGAAAGTGTTCCGCGCAGCAAGTATGCGGAAGCGATTGCGCTATTGCGGGAGCGCCAGCGATCCGCCCTCAGGAGACTAGACGAGTACGATAAACGCATCGTTGCGGTAGAGGAAAGACAAAAGTCACTTGATGCGTTGCTAAACAAAGGCTTCGGAGCCATAGCCTTGATCACTGGTGCTGGCGTCTTCGTTGGCTGGCTAATCTCGATTGGTGGCAATGTCTTCCGACTCTTCAAATAATAAAGCTTTGCCGCCTCGGCCGGCTTGGATGGTGTGGTGGAAGCCCTTCATCGTCTTCCTGGCGTTTGGCATTACGACTCTGGCGATCTCGTATGGCTACACGACGCTGGAGTTTATGCGCGAGCCGTTGGAGGTTCGTGATCTCAAGATCGAGCGAACGCCAATCCGGTACGGCGACTCGGTTGTTCTCAGTGGGCACTTCAATCGCAGCAAGCTCTGCCTCGTTACCAGCGACCAGTTCATCTTCGAAGAAAGCGAGATGCTGCTGCTGCGGCGCGAACGTGTCCCCTCCGGGATGGCCAAGCCGGGAGAGACCGTCAAGATCGCCATCTCAACTTCCGGTTACCAGCCAATCCCGCCCGGCAAATATATTCTCCGGATTTTCCTACACTCCGATTGCGGCTATCGGCTCTACACCGTGGAACTGCCTGACGTACAATTTGAGATCATAGAATGATCTTCATCGATTTGATCCAGGCGATGGGCCGGGACGAATTGATTGCCTTCTTCTGGATGTCCATACTGCTTGACGTACCGCGCTATTTCCTCTCGGCCGTCATCTTGGCGATCGTCCGGCCTAGTGGCGTAGGCACCGCTTCCCCGGACCGTCCGGTCAGCGCCATCGTTTCCTGCTACAACGAGGAGCATTCGCTGCGGGCCTGCATCGCCTCCATGCAGGCCAATGGCGTCGGGCAAATCATTATCGTCAATGACGGCTCCAGCGACCGCACCTATGAGGTCGCGGTCGAGACCGGAGCTAGCCTCGTGATCAATCTGCCGGAGCGGATCGGCAAGCCGCTGGCGGTCAATGTCGCCTTACCGCAGTGTACCGGCGAGGCGGTTCTGATTGCCGATGCTGATACCGTGTTTGCTCCCGGCTCGGTCGCGACCGCCCTGAGCTACCTCGAGCCCGGCATTGGCGGCGTTTGTTTCAATCTCGGTGTTGCGAATGAGACGGCCACGCTAACAACCCGTTTCCAGGCGATCGAATACTTCATCATCTTTACCGTGGGCAAGACCATGGCGGATGTATTCAATATCATGCCGAATGTGTCGGGCGCCGCCGGCCTGTATTCGCGCGCCGCCCTGGAGTCGGTAGGCGGGCTCGATTGCGAAGTGGCGGAAGATGCGGCGCTGTCGATGAAGCTGCGCGTCAAAGGCTGGAACCTGCGCTACAGCTACGATGCCTGCGCCGCTACCGAGGCCCCGGAAACTCCGGTAGACTTGTTCCTGCAGCGGCTGCGCTGGGATGCCAGCATCGTGACGATCTGGTGGCACAAGTTCGGCTACCTGCTCAACCCGTTTTCCCGGCAGTTCACGCCCCGCAACTTATGCGCCAGCCTCGACGTGCTGGTGTTCTCAATGTTCATGCCGCTGCTGTGGCCACCTTATCTGACTTGGGTGTGGACGAAGATCGGCCTCGATGATTTGCTGATACTATTTGCCGGCGTCCTGACGGCCCTATTCGCGATGGAGGTTTTGATCTTGTTGCTGTTGCGGGCACCAATTAGATATCTGCCTTACCTGCCATATTATTTGGTGGTGCAGACTTTCGTCATGCGGCCGTTCCGGGTCCTGGCGCTGGTCGCGGAATTGGTCTTCAAGGTGACGCACTATGACGACTACATCCCCCGGGCGCAACGCTGGCGGCTCACATGATTTGGAGACGGTGGCTTATCCGCTACCTCTACTTGTTCGGCATAATGTCGTTTCTGACTTGGATCGGCAACTCGCTGGCTGGCGGCTATCTCTACACTCGAGCGGATGGAATGGTGGTCGGTGATGCCGGTACGGTCTCGCCGGAATATACCGTCACCGTGCTCGAGGTACTGGTGCACAACGGCCAGAAGATCGAGAAGGGCGACATCATTGCGCGGGTCTCGTCGAGCCGGGTGGCGGAATTGAATGCCACGCTCTCGACGAATTCCTCGACGCTGGTAACGCGCATGGCCGAGATATCCGCCAAGGCCTCGATGATCGACCAGCTCGTCACTGCCGCCGATGCTCGCGACAAGCTAATCCAGGCCAACAGCGACCAGCTTAATAAGATCAAGGAGAAGGGCTTCCTGCCGTTGATGACGCAGAATGCCCTGGTTGATCAGGTGTTCAAGGGCAAGCAGGAGCTGGCGGTGCTGCGGGCGGAAAAGGACTCAATGTCGCGGCAGGTAGCGCAGATTATTGCCGCTTCCCGCAACACCGATCAAGCGATCGAGGACTTGGCTACGCTATTCGATCTCGGCCGGATGAAAAGCCCGATGACTGGCTATGTCGCCGGTGTCGATGTCGGCATTGGCGCGGTCGTCAATCCCGGCGAGATCATTGCCGACCTCGTCGGCGAGCACCGCTTCGTCTTGGCTTACTATCCCATCGACCGGCTGTTCGATATCAAGGAAGGCGCTGCTGTTACAATTGATGTCGGGTTCGGTAATTGGCTGTCGGGCAAGATTAGCCGCATCGAGCCAATCGCGGCCCGCCTACCGAAAGAATTTCAGCGCACGCTCTCGCCCGTGGAGCGGCATCAGCTGGTGCGGATTGAGTTCGATGCCGATACCAAGCTGCCGCCGTATTTCACCAAAGTGACTGTGAGGTAGCAAGATGGTGTACGTGCCGACCAAGGAGCAGGCGAAGGGCGCGCTGCGCATCTTCATTCCGACTGCGGTGGTGTACGCCGCAGCCAAAGGCTGGATCCATATCGAGGGCGACACCGAAACTTACACCGCCGATCTCATCGACAGTCTGGCGGGCGCAGTAGTGGCGGCTGCGGTGCTGTGGTCAGTATGGGAAAATTCCCGCACCGGCTTAATCAAGTCGGCGGCTAGCTTGCCGGAAGTCCAGCAGGTCGTCACCGACAAGAAGATGGCGGAGGAAGGTCCGCTCAAGGACAATGTTAAAGTGGTCTCCAAGCGGGAAGAGGTGGACAGCCTGCGCCGCTCCGGTACTCGGGGTAGCCGGGAATGAAAGACCTCCTGCTGGCTGGATTGGACGATGCCGTCAAGCAGCACGTTGCCAATCTATACAACGTCTACATGACGCAACGGAGCAACGAGGCGCTCAACCGCTTCGAGTCCGGGATCGAAAATTCCATCGCCGCCTATTCCGCGCTGCGAAAAGTGATCTGCGACCAATGCGATGGCTGAGAAAGATGATGGCGCAAATCAAATTCCATCTTGACGGTCTGGTAAACCTTCTGCACGACGAGCCAGAGGGACACGCAGTCGTCACGATAACCTACGACCGGCTCACACTGACTGCGAAAGGAGAGAAGATGGTTTACAAACTTCCAGACGACAAGAAGGTTGACGTCAAGGTGTCCTACGTCGATGCGAAGGGGAATGCGGCCAGTGTGGACGGCCCGGTGGAATGGGCTTCGTCCGATGCCGCCATCGTCAGCGTTACCGTTAGCACCGACGATCCCTCGCAAGCTACGGTGGCTGGAGTTGGTCCAGTAGGGCAGGCGCAAGTGACGGTGACCGCCGATGCCGACCTCGGTGAAGGAGTGCGCCAGATCGTTACCACGATGGACGTGGAGATCATTGCGGGTGAAGCCGTCGCCGGGACCATCAGCCCGGTCGGCGAACCGACTCCGGTCTAAGAGAAGTTGGGGTCCGCTTGGGCGGACCCCTTTCGCGCATTATGAAAAAAGAAATTACCATCGTCATCACAGCATTTTTAATAGTCATGCTGCTGATGTTGCTACTGAGCTACCTTGGCTACGATAAATGGACGACTCTTGAACCATAGGAGAGAGACCATGACGCTAGGTCTTTGCTACTGGATCCTAATGCTGATCTGGTTCGTATTCGGATTGGCAGTCCATTTCGCTCTTCTGGCTGGCGCGTATGGTGTAGTCGGCGGGACGCTACTGCTGTTCGTTCTATTCGTACTGTTAGGCTGGCAGGTCTTTGGTCCGCCATTTCGCCGGTGACGGACCTCGCTTGCCTTCAACCCACTCAGCAATAAAGGAGAACTGACATGGTCGGGTTTGGCGACATCATCGGCATTGGCTTTCGGATTATCTCGCACAAGGATGATATCCTGAAAGCGTGGAATGACATTGCGCCTATGATTAAGCAGGCGACCGAGACCTATGGCAAGGTGCGGGAGCTGACCGACAAGATTGCGCCCGGGATGTTCGACCAGTTGAAGGCGCAGGTGGCCCCGGACGATCCGCTCGCCAAAGGCGGCGATGACGGCTCGTACTCGGCCACGTGGCTACAAGAGTCGCTCAACGAGCTGCTCGATGCCGGGCTGGAAGTGGACGGCGACATTGGCGAGATGACGCGCAAGGCGATCCGCATGTTCCAAGAAGAGGAGGACTTGGAAGTCGATGGCTGGGCGGGAGCTGGCACCTGCGCTCGTATCCTGCAGCGACTGGAAGAGAAGAAGAAGAAGAAGGCCCGCCTAGCCGAACAGCCAGCCTAGCAGGAAGGCAATCACGACTACGAGGCCGACGAAGATCCAACCGACCTCGTCATCACTCGGCATTTCAGGCCTTTTTGCTGTCTTCAGTGAATGGCCTTTTTGCGCCAGACGCGGATGCTTTGGAACGGCTCTTCTTCGTACCTTGCTTGCCATCGCCGCAACGCCTCATTATTCCTCCACCTTAGCCCCCGCGTTGGGGGCTTTTCTTTTGCGCTGGCCGATGGCAGCACGCGCCTTGTTAGCCGCCGCGGCGTGCCCGGTGACCGCGTCGTCATACGACGAGTAGCGCCACTGATCATGGTCGAGCGGCCCGCCAAAGATCATGGTCTCAAACAGGACCGGCGGCCCTTTGCCATAAATGCGGTGGTCGATGCCGATGAATACCGTGCTCACCGTGCATGCGCTCGTGATCTGCGTGTAGCCGATGTGACGCCTCTCATCCTCCATGAACCGGCCCCACGCTATGACATCATCGGTCACTTCGACCACGTGGTTGTCGGCATCTAGCACGTACAACTTGAACGGAAGTTTGAATGGAAGTTTCATAGCTGTCCATCTTTCATCTGCTGCGCGAGCCACTTTGCAGTTTGCCCTTCGGTCAAATATTTCTGGCCCTTCTTCTTTATCGGATCGAACTCGACTGGTACGTCGAACTCGGACAGAAGCATATGATCGCGCCCCGGCACCGTTATCCGCACATCGTAGCTTGCCCAGTGGAACTCTTTCAGGCCCCGGAAATGCGCGTGCACGGCGGCCCCATCCTTGCGGATATGCGGTCGGACGAAATGAAACACCCGGCGCTTGCGGCCCTTCGCGGTGAGCACAATGTCCCGGTCTTGGAAGAAGTAGGCCATGCGGCGAGGACTTATTCCGAATATGGCGTGCATGTCGTCCTTAGTAATCTCTACCCGCAGCATCGAGAAGTCGGCGAACTCGACATGCTTCACGCAGTCGCAGAACATGTGCGTCAGATGGCTTTGCGCATCCAGCCCATGCTGTGTCGCCCAATTATCGTAGTCGTGCGGAATGCGCCAATCCCACCACGGCCCGATCTTGCCACTGCTGCGTTGGCGGGTCTTGAGCACCCGCAGCTTGCCATCGTTTGAGATATGGATTGGAAACTCCTGCGGCCGGCCCCACTTCCACGGGCGCTTCGGATCGTTCGGCCGATCCCACCATATCGTCAAGGAGTATACCTTGCCGGTCACAACCGGCTGCACCGTCCACGGCGAGCGCTTCAGCTTGCGGAAGTACATGAACTTGGGAGTGGATTGATACCAGCCTTTGCTGTTCTTGGTGATCTCTATCTTCTCTTCAACTGGGTTGATCCCGAATGCCACGCAGCCGAATGCTGGCCACTTGGTTTTGAACCACGGCGGCAGTTCGATCTCGCGGCGATATTGCTCGAGCTCTTCGGGAGTGCGCTTATCCTTGAACTCGGTCGGCTTGGTGGTCCAAGTGTGAGTCGCCGAATACGGCATCAAAGTGGCGCCGAGGATTTTATAGAACTCATAAGCGTCCCGGTCGTGCTTTCGCATCCGATCGAGGTAGACCCAGTATCGGTCCAGCTGGTCTAGGATCGTATCGCGGAAGTTGAACTCGCCGTAGAACTCGGAGCCTTCGAACAGCACCTTATCGCCGGAGCCCTGCAGCCACTCGTCTACAATTAGCTTGTCGTTCGGATCATCAAACTGATCCGGCTCCGCTACCGTTCGCACTTCTTTCCTGGGCGCAGGTGAGTCCGGCCGCATCGTAATCGGGATTGGGATCGGCTCCGTTCCTTCCGGCTTAACGAACTTGTCATGCTTGCGGCGGGCGCGCTCGTACGCCGCCTTGGCTCGGCGCATTCGGCGATTGTCCGGCGGCCTTGGCTTAGGCGGCTCGACTAGCTCGACGGGAGGATCAATCTTGGGAGCAGCAGCAGTTTGGTGGGACCCGCTTCCTTCTCTAAACCAAGCCACCATCTGCTTGAATAGTTTTCCGATCCGCGAAAAGATCGACATGGCGCACCACCTTCCGTTCTCTCCATTTAGACCGAGCCAGAACGAAACTAATATAGCCTGCAGGAACCAGGAAGACCCACAACCAACTCCAACTTGATGACTTTTGTTTCGGCGCAGTGATGCGGAGCGGCTCGAACGGGGGCAGGGGCGGGAGCTCGCGTGGTTTCAACCCGACCGACTTCTCGAGCTCGGCTAGGTCCGGCCAGTAGGTGGTCAGCAGTTGCTCTTCCTCGGGCGTTAATGCCCGCGCCTCGGAAGACGCGGGCAAGTTGTTATGTGAGGTTCGTCGTCCTCCATCCTGCACCACCTCCTCTCCGGTGGAAAGCGGACCCGGCGCCGGGACGATGGCACCGGGCCGCTCCACCGCAACTGGCTTCGCGTCCTGGGGTGTTGGCATACGAGACCAGTGCAGTTCTGTTTTGCTCTTGCCGGGGCGACCTGGGTACCAGCAGCGCCGGCCGTCCACTTCGCGCCACGACCAATAGCCGTCGCCGCTTTTCCGGGAGCTACACTCCATCAGCTCGGCCGTGCGACCGTATGAGATGGTGAGGATGATGATGATCGCGAGCGCAAGCGCTGCCGACACGATCCAGAGTACTATGCGCTCAGACATGCTAGGCCCCTCCGGCGTTGCGAGCTCGTCCCATTCCGCGACTAGGTTCTCAGCCTGCTCCCGTGAAAGAATCACTACGGCGAGCTTGCCCCCGCCCGGGAGCCGGTAAGCTAGATCGTCCCTGATTTTGTCGATGACCTGCACTTTGCCCCCCGCCCGTTTCCGGGGCCTTCATCCTTAGCCTGAACCCCCGTCCCGGCCGGTCCGGGGCCTCGCCTAGGCCTTTTTAGGGGCGACCCGCTAGGTCTACCTAGGCCTGCCCCTAAAACCTCGCCCTAGGCCCTCCTAGCGGCTCGTCCCCTTTCCCCTACCCCTCCCTAAATACCGCCGCCCTTTCGCGACGTCATTCCTCCGGGCAAAGCGGCGGCGCTTGCGGCTTGAGTGGCGGCATCATCGTCGCCAGCAAAAGCCACATCTGCGACTCAGGCGCGATGACCGTCATATCGCGACCTTGAGCTGCAATCTTTTTATCGAGGAACCGTACCGCGTCGCAATCCTCGCCCGCGAGCGCAACGCAGGCATCGCGATAGTCACCGAGCGTCTTCATCAGTAACGCCTAAGCTTGTCGGCCTCGTTTAGCTCGGCCGCAAGATCGAAAAGCTTGCCGCCCTTCTGCGCCAGTTCGAAGGCGAAGGCCCATCTCCTGGCGTGCTGTTGCTCGTCGTAGGTCAGGCCGCAGTTGAGCTTGACGGCGATCTCGTCCATGCCGGGCTCGCCGCAAAGCTGGACGACTTTGATGATCCGTCCAGCCAGTATCTTCTGCTCGTCCGTCACGCATCGACCTCCTGCATGGCTTCGATCTCGTGGGACTCGAGCGGCGGCCGAGCCGGCTGCGGATATCCCATCGCGAGCAGGACTTCCTCCAGCGTATTGTCGGTTTCGATCTTGTGCTTGGTGTTGAACACCAAGACGCAATGGGACTTCATATCCTGGATGCTGCGAAGCTTGCTGGTGTTGACCCAAGTCCGCTGGCCGTTCTCCGAAACTTGGATCCAGATAATCCTAGCCACCTTGTCGGTCTTAGCCATCCGTTTTCCTTCCTTCTTTCAAAGCCTAAAAGTTAGCCACCTTCCTCGGGGTAGGCCGCGCGCTCGGTCATGGCTTCTTCCACCAACGATATAGCATCTTGGCGCGGTCGAGATTGTGTCGATCATCTTTCAACCGGTCGGTATGCACCCCGCATCGACGGCATTTGAAGACTTCGAATTTTTCCAGCCCCATGCCGAAACTACCCCATATGTCTTCGACGTATTGCCAGCGATGCAAATTTATTAAACAGAGTAACTTCAAGGCCGTGCGCTCGGTCATGGCTTCACCAACCGTAAACGTGGTTGGATGTCGTCTGGGCTCATGTAATGGCGCGGCACTGGGCGCGTGCGGAACTCGCAAAACACCACGCCATCGGGGATCGCGCGGCACAGCGGCACATAGAACCGAAAGCCCATGGTTTCACCAATGTCCATTTCAAGCATTCCGCGCTCCACCTCGTAGCGCAGTTCGTGCAAGAGCTTTTCGATACGCTCCCTGCGGAAGTTGGTCGGATCGGCCGTGTGCTCGGTCATGGCTTCACCTGTTCTCCGCCGGATACACTACATAACCGTAGCGATGTAGCCCGTAGCCGCCCCACGGGGGCGCGTAGACCCATAGCGTCGGCTCGCGTGTGCCAAGCCAAAACTTGACTTCCTCGGGGTAGGCCGCGCGCTCGGTCATGGCTTCACTCGGCAATCGACATGACAGTAGCCCGTCGCGGGCCCACCATCGCAATCCGGGTAACGACAAACTGACTGCGGCAGCACAACGTAGGTTTCGATAATCTCCGGCCAATCGAAGCCACACCATACGGTCGGCTCGCCGCAGGTCTTTACCCAATCGTCCCACTGGGCCGTGCGCTCGGGTTTCTTCATCGCATTTTAACCCACTTTCGCTCGTAGCCGATGGCACGTCCGGCAGCCTCGATCGCAGCCGAGGTCGGTCGCTTGGTGATCCCGAAATACCAAGCATGCATGCAGCCGGTCGTCGGGCCGCCCTTGAGTTCGACTTCGTGCAGGTCTTTGCGAGTGACGCGATGACCGAAAAAATCTTCGGTGCGGGTGCGCAGCTCGTCGATGACCGGGTCCTTGGAGCGGAAGCTATAACTTGCGTACAGCTTGAGTCCGTGGCCTTAGCCATTGGCGCCACCTACAACTTTGAGGGCGGGCTTGCGGGCAATAGGCCGGCGCTTGACCTTTCGCTTCGGCGCGACGCGCTTGCCCAGTACCTTCCATTTGCTGTGGAGGCCATTGCCGACATTCTTGAGATAGCCTAGCTCGGCCGACTTGGAAAGGAGCACGCTGTAGCTGCCTTCCGCTCGGCCATGCTTCTTGCAGAACTCGCGCGCAAGGTCGGAGTTGACCTCGCCGAGCTTTCTATTATTGACCCATTGCCGGAACAGCTCGACTAGCTCGTCACCGTTGGTGCGAGGAACCAGCGCGCCGTCTTTTTTCTGGCGAGCATTGATGACCGGCTGCTGGGTTAGGTTGAGAGCATCCCCGGCTAGCAGCCAGAGAACCTTGCCGAGCTTGTCGGCAGTGATGAAGAACTCCACGCGGAATAGTGCTTGGTCTTTAGGCATAGCAATCGTCCCTTCTTGCTGCGATTTACTTCACTGGCTCGAAGCGTAACACCGCCTGCTGACTTTCTATGCTGTACCCCAGGATGCGGCAAGCGGTATCGAACTGCGGAGCTGCCCCAAATAGCATAAGCGCTTGCGACTGGTCAACAGTACCGCGGACTGGGTAAGGAATAGGCCCGCAAAGACTGGAGAATACAAACGCCGTCCCGACAAACATTTGCGGCGGCGGTCCCACCCATCGGCCTTCGACGAGCAAGGTGCCGGGCAGGACAAGGCCGAAGAGGTCCGGCCGCGGCTGCGCATACCGCACCACCATTCCTCCCGGCGTCTGGGTCATGGTCATCAGTGAGCCGTTGTGGACGACCTGCCCAATCGGGCCTGCGTGCGAGGCGACGGTGAAGAAAAGCCACAAAAGGAAAATCAGGGGCAGCAGGCAGATCGTCATCCAGATGAAACGGATTACGAGCGAGATTATGGACGCGACCAAAGCCATGCCGGCGAGGTACTCGGCCCGGCGGCGCAACCGCCGCATCTCCCTGAGCTCATGCTGGTAAGCTTCCAGCAGCTCGGCGGTTTCCTCGTCGGATCCGGGCAGCGGCTCGTACTTCGGCTGCGTAGGTGGCGAGCTGCGCCAACGCGCGCCGCGCGGGAACTGGATTATCTTGGTCATCGAAATCTAGGCTCCACTTTGATGGTCGGGTGGTAGTGTTCCACCGCCCATTTTACTCCGGCATTGAACCCATGCCGCAGGTCGGGATGGCCGGGATAGTAATCGGAGGCGGCGTCTGCGCCTGCGACCCGGCTGGGCCACATCAGCGGCGCTCCGATTGCGTCCCGTATGATAAAAGCAATCGAGGCCATCGCTGATGGATTAAGCCCGTTGAGTGCACGGGCGTCCATCTCCAACTTGTCCGCGAGCTTGGAAAGCGTTGTGATGTCGGCACTCATTGGCGTGGCCTCGAGGCGGTGCCGGTAGTCGATCCGCGACTGTCGCGGAAGGTGGTGGTAGTCCCGGCGCTGCCTTGATTGCTGGGTGAAGCCGTCCCGGTAGTCCGGCCGCCCGCATCGCGAAACACGGTGGTGCCTTGACTGTCGGTGCTGGCGGTTCCGATCGTGCGGCCACCGGCATCGCGGATGACGGTCTGCTGCGCCGAGGCCGAGGTCGTGAGCAGCGCCAAGGCTGCAATCGCGATTGTTATTTTAGTCATGTCATTGTTCCTTTGGTTTGAATTTCCATCTCCTGGCGATAACCGAGCTCGGAGATCGCTGCGTCCATCAAGGCCTTCATCAGTTTGGAGCGGTTCGCCGCAATGGGATTTTTGTTGGTGTAGGACAGGATCGCCGCGCTCAAGTCCTGCAAGCTGTGGTCACTGGCATCTTCGAACACACTTTCGAAGGCGCCGATTAGCGCATCTCGGGTACTCACCGGGTCGCAAGCTTGGTCGCTCATTTCTTTCTTCCTCTCAAATTTCCCGCACGAAAATATAGATCCAACTTCCCGCCCACTGATAGACTTGCACCAATAGCCAGCCATCCATTCCGAACTCGTCGAGTTGCGCTTTGTTGGCGGTTGGCTCGGCGGCCGACATCGTTTTGTATTCCCACTGCCGTGCACCGGGCATTATCTTTTCCTCGCTGGCGGCCAACTCCAAACCACCTCGCCATTTATCGCCGTCTGCGGTCGGCGGATTTCACCTCGGGCGATGGCCTTCTCCACCTCGACATGCGAGCGATAGAACATGACCTCGGGTGGCGTAATCAGGCTCACGGTTTCCCCGCTGCGGTCGGTCTCGTACAGAACGGCATCGCCGGCATAAAGATTGGCGCCGATGGAAAAGTAAGTCTGCTCGGTGGGTGGGACAAAAAGCGAGAACTCATGCACCACGATGGCGAGGCGATTGCCGGTAACCTGATCGACGGCCACCGAGCCGTGCTCAACCTGCGCCCGGTTTAAGCCGATTGGTCCGTAGGCGTCCTGCACCGCCTTGACGTCCATCGCATCGACGGTACGGGCCTCGGAATCAATTAGGAAGACCTTCATCATCGTGGCGGCCTAGGTCTATCCGGATGCACCGCCGGGTCCGGATGCGCCATCGCATCCAAGGAGCGCTCCAGATCGGCCATGCTGAATGGGATGGCAGCCGTAGGCCGTCCTGCCGGCTCCTTCTCCGGCTTCTCCTTCTCCGGCTTCTCTTCGACCTCCGGTAGCGAGGTCAGCAAGGCCTCGTGCTGCTGGAACGCCGCGCGGGCATCCTCGCAGCGCTGCAGATATCCGGCGATCCGATCGGCCGCGTGCGAGCTGGCCGTGATGACAGCATTAGCCACCTCGTCGGCATACTTCGCCATCGACTCGGCTTCCTCGCGGACCTTCTTGGCGTAGGAG